AACCATCGTAGGAAATACTATATCTTCTTCGCCACCCAGTATTGCTAACTTTTCAACTGTCAATTCAAGTAATTTAAATACTTCCTTTATTACTTGTAATGGGGTGGCATCGTTTGGAAATGATGTGAATGTTACAGGGGATATTGAATGTGATGAATTAGACACCGACCAAGTATACACTGTCAATCTATCTTCAAGTGCGTTAGATGCGATCAACATCACCACCGACACCATCACCTCGTTTCAATATAACATAAGCGATAGTTCCGACGACGCAGAGGCATCTTTCCTTTTTCGAAATGGAGCCACAACACGATTTATACATACAGGCGGACGGCTTCGTTTTGAATGCGATGAATTACAAACAAGCGGTGTTGCTAATTTTAGTACCACCAACGCTTCTGTTGTAAATGGTGATAATTTATCTACCGCCACCATGGTATTTACGAGTGATTTTAATTTACAAAGTTTCGGTAATGTATTAAGTCTAACCAAACCATTACTGAGTATCGACGAAATTGTAGCGGGTTTGGCAAACGAAGATGTGGTTACCAACAGTTTGAATACCAGTTCGTTGAACGTAGATGGTATTACGAGTTTAGACTTGGTTTCTGTATCCATGGGGTTGAGCTCAAACAATAATAATTTATTCAATATTAATTCGGGTGGAACCGCAAACATAAGTCAAGGTAATTTTTCAACAATCATAGCAGACAATATTAGCGGATACCAAGAAACCTTATTGGCTGGGGATAACATAAACATCGATGGGAATACCATATCGACTACAACCGCCGCTAATTTTTCCAGTGTAACTGCCGAATTTTATCAACAGCAGTAATGTTGTAAATGTCAGCGAAATCATCGGTGCCAATTGCGATTTTGGTTCGGGGTATATACAATCTTTTGAATCGGTACTTATTAACGCCACTTATATGAACTTATCTAACGAATTAAATGCGTCAGTCGTGAATGTTAGCGAAATCAACGCTTCCAATATCGTAGGGTATCAACAGACGCTTATTGCGGGGGCAAATATATCTATTGGTGGTAATACAATATCGACTACAGCCGACGCTAACTTTTCCACGGTCAATTCAAGCAACTTAAATGCTCTCATTCTCTTCGTTGAAGGATATGTGTCAATTGGTGGAATAATTTCTGCTCCGCTTCAACCTTGTTTTAAGTTAAAATGTAACACCACGACAACAAGTAGTGTTGATACTAATGTTAATTATAACGGCATCGTTATAGATAACCATTCGGGGTATGATGTTGCTGCTCGTCATTATGTTATTCCAGTTTCTGGTAATTGGTTTATTTATTATGGTTTCAATCAAACGGTGTTCCTTTTGGAGTTGAATTACAACAAAATGGCACTCAGCGCGACCGTTGTCAATTAAGCAATATGAACCCTACATTATCAGACCCAGCGGAAGGTCCTAACATATTTAACACCGTTGCCGCAAAGGGAGCGTTATTCTTCCTTGTGTAGTTGGTGATATTATAAGAATTAGAGTAACCAGTGGACTTGCTCGTACTGGTTCCGTTGCCGAGTTTTCTTCTTTTGGTGGGTTTATGATTGGTTAAAAATAAAATCTATACCTATAGTATATGGATTATAGCAAAATATTAACAAAGTATTATCTTAATTATTCTTGGAGTTGTGGTGACACCTACGATACTTTAGAGTGGTATGATACGACGATTCCGAAACCAACGGAAGAAGAACTGGAGTTGAAATACGATGACTTGCTTTTAGACGAAATGCGGGAACATCGTGATAAACTATTACGAGAAAGCGACCATTGTGCATTGCCAGACTACCCGCAGAGAGACAAATGGATACTATACCGCCAAGAGCTTAGAGACTTACCGAGTATATGGACCGAAGGAATAGAGTTTCCAACTTCACCAGAATAAAATAATATGTACCTATACTATGTATATATTATTAATCTTCAATGATCAAGAATGTAAGCAATTAAACTGTATATGGTTGTATGATAGTGTTAGTTCCGTAATGACTGACACCAAAGGCCTTATCAAATATAGCGACATAAATCGTAAAACCCGTATTTATAAGACGTCCAAGTCGTTCTTTAGGATACTTAAAATATCAAGTGCAGACACCAAATTATACTTCAAATAAATAAAAAATAATGTCGTATAGTATATGCCGTCAAAATACTTGTTTTTAGAAAACGCCCAACGCAATTTAAGTGTATGGGACAACCTACCGACCTTGTCACAATCTTCTCGTGAATGCTATATAAGTGCGACTTCCGTTAAATTAATTTTTGGTGATATTCCTCTCTTTTATGCTGTGAGACTTAAAATAGATTTACCAGTAATGAACTACGCTTCGTCCTCCAATAGTATCCCAGTGATTGCTATGTTGTCGCAAGGCACAAATAATATTACTTCGTCAGGAACAACAGAAAATGTAGTATTTGAACTTATCCACGCCGACCAAATACAGTTATTTAGTAATGATAATCTTAAACGAGCAAAATTTGTATTAGAAAACGAAGATGGTGAGGAGATTGTATTAGAGGATGACGATAGATTAGATATTATGCTAAAAATCGATTACGTAGACCAACTATCAGTAACCAATCAATATATTAGCGAAGTTCCCAAGCATCTATAAGTATAAGTCTAACATAGTCAAAGCAATACCGCTACTGGTGTTATACTCTTTTACACTTGTAAATGTCTTGTTTACATATAAAGGTAAAGTCCCTTGACTAATATTTACTGGTAAAGTCAATTTAAACTGCGTTTTACAATATCCAACTCGGTCGCATTCTAAATCTGTTATTTCTACATCATAAGTGTCTTCATCATCGCCTTCATCAATCATAATCTTAATAATCTTATAAGGTACGTCGTCAAGTAAATCTAAATACTTGATGGTTGAGAGTTGTAGGATATTGGTATAAGGCATACTATTAAATATATTAAAAATCTATTTCAATTTTTATAAAGTTTTTCAAAAGTTTTTTAAACCTAGCATAGTTGGTTAATGGAATGTAAATCTTACGCATATGGAAACGGGGGGACTTGGGGGACTTTTGAGGCCCTGAACGCTGGAGTTCCTTGGGCCTTTTTCAAAACAACTTTATAAAAAAAAGTCCAAGGCAAATCATTTTTTTTCGCTGGAAAGTCCCCCAAGTCCCCCCGATTTCACAGGTTAATCAAAATAACCTTCATTAGCATCTTCACCCTTGTCCACATATTCCATCTCTTCTTGATCATCTCTGTATCCATTTATCCAGCGTCTCTTGTCAATGTAATCATATACCTCTTGTGGTATTAGTTTAATAGAATTAGTCCCATGTGCTTTATACCTTGTGATAGGGAGTTCCAAGTCAATTAACTTCGCAATGAAGGAACGGGACGATGTGGCTTTGGTATCGTCTTTTAAAAACCGATTGCGCTTACAAAAGGTTTCATATATATTAAACAAATCTTGCATAGGAATGGTAATATGCGTATCTTTGTCGCCGTCCAATTCCAAATCCTTCCATTGCTCTTTGTCATAGAACTCCTCAAAAAACAACGCTTCAATGGGACTATATAGATTACACATTTCTTTGTATGCTTCTGTAATCGGTCGGCGTTTAATCCAATCATAGTCGGTCAAGTCTATTGCCATAAACCATTGGTATAAGGCACTCATTACTTCAGGTTTGCGTAGATGATTATATAACCCAGTCCAAAACTTAGATGACTTCTTCAAGTAGATGTCTGTAGTTTGGTATACCACATACCGTCGGTCTTTGGACTTTACATCAATAGGTACTGGGTTTGTTTTTTGTGTGGTAATAATGGTTCGTGCTACATTACGAATGGTAGAAGGTCGCACGTTCTTTGGATTGATAGTGATTGTATCTTCCGTAATGAAGGATTTAATGCGTCCTTCAAAGTCAAACGTGTCTTTACCTTCTGCTTCATTCAAGTTCACCAATAACTTTTTACAAAACCCCTCTGCGTGTTCGCCAAAGAAGTCGTTTGGTTTGGAAGACGTTATGTAATGGCAACCATTCAACATATTACCAATCGCATCCAAAACCATATTTTTACCAGTGCCTTGTTTGCCCTTGAAAATAATACAAATGGGGACTTTCTTGTTTGGGTCTTGGAATAGTTGAGCAATAAATCGGTGGAAATACATAGCATGTTCGTCATCCCCTCCGCATAGTTCTTGAACCAAATCCAAATAAGGTGTGATTTTCTTGGTGATTGTATCTTTATCCATTGCTTCGCCATAGATGTTTGGATTAAATCCTTCAAACAAATTAAATATTTTTTCATCTTCCACTGGTTGATTCACATTGTAGGGTATAAAGTCAAACGTTCTATACAATCTATGGTCCAAGTCATTTGCCCATTGTTCATAGAAACCGATTGGTGTTCCAGCACTATTCTTTTTACCACTCAAAATTGGTTTTAACAACAAACCACATTGAGTAGGGGACAGCAATTCAGGTTTTTTATGTTTCCCATTCGTGAATACATACATCGGTTCAGGTTGTTGGACTTTACATAGGAAATGTTCCAAATACCCTTTACGGATTTGATAGGTCTCTTCACTACATCCACCCTCCAATGTTCCACAATAGCGTTGCTCATATTCGTCTAAATGTTTGTATTCATAACCACTCACATCAAACTCTTCATCCACGCATTCATAATGCTTTTCCATTGGTTTAAACGAAAACTCTACTTTATACCCACTACATTCATAACAATACGACGACAACTCTCCCAATAATTCACTGGATAAGTTGGTTGCATTTACTAGCAACCCGTCAAAACATAATGTGTCTACTACATAGTTTAATTGTTTTAACTTATTAGAAGCATTCATAATAAGGTCATCTTCAATGATTTGTAATACATAAGACAAGCAAGACGCCTTTTTGTTTTTTTTCTTTTTTTAGTTTTGCTGACTTCTTTAAATATGGTTGCTTCGTTGGAACTGATCCGATCAGTCAATAAAGTCATTTCTTTTTCCAATTCACCCACCCACGAAGGCATAGGAATAGTAATGTCAAACCCATTGTCGCAACAATACTGGTTGACACATCCTCCATACATCATAACCAATATGAGTTCCTTTGCCGTTTTTCGTGAAACTTTAAATGTGTCAATAATGCCCTGTAATTTATAATTGCGATTAGATACGTAGTCATCTACTTTTTCGCAAACAAAACCATTTTTCTTACAATATTGACTTAGCAATACAATGTGACAATTCACAATATCAATGTCGGTGTGTGTGTCAAAGACCAATGTTTCACGAATGGTCTTCTTAAAGTTCTGTAAAGACAAAGAACCTTTGGCATATTTTCTACCACGACCAATGCCCTTGTTTTCATATTCTACTAAAAATCCGCCTTTCTTGTAATCGTATTTTCGTAAATAAGATTTCAGTTGTTTTTTAATGTCATCATCTACGTCATCTTTCTTGATAAGTTGTTCCACTCGTTTTTTGTCAATGTGTTCCAAATAGTTCATCATTATATATATTTAGTAAAGATATTTTTTTTAAAATCAATTTTTTATAAATATATATAAAAAGTCCCTAAAGAATAAGCGATTTTTTATAGTAAGAAAACCCCTAAAAGAAATAGGAGGGGTCGATCCGGAATAAAAGGGTTTGTTGTCTTTTGAAACAATAGTATTTGTTAGCGTATTTACTTGCTCGTTGTAAATTGAGTTCTTTGTTGTTTTCACGCCATTTTTCACATATTCACTATTTTTGGATGAGTCATTCTTATATATATATATAGTAAGTATTTAAACCTAATTTTCATTTATCTTTATATATGTATTAGTTCTTACTAATATGCGACGCTGTGCGACGTTGCGACGCTATGCGACGCTATTTTCAAGAGTTCCTCACAAGTCGCTTCCTTAGAAATACTTTGGTTTTAAGCGTCGCATAGCGTCGCATCGTCGCATAGCGTCGCATATTAGTAAGAACGGAACCTTCCTAGTTAATATTTGTCTCTACATGAACTCTGATAAACTATGAGTCACTGGTGGAATCCGTTGTTTCTTTCTATATTCCTTTTGGTATGCTTTTTGGTAGTCCTTCATATCAACCAGCATTGGTCTGTTCTTATTTACAACACTATGATCGAAGACACCCATATAAAATAGCTCTCGCTCTTTTGCTTTCAATTTATTGTCTAAATTATCCTCAAGAACAATACAATTATAATTTTCGCTTTTAAATACTTCTTTGGATGTACACATACACGACTGATTTTTGTAGGTGCTTAAATGAACCGCTAGACGAGACGTGAGGTTTGAAGTGTGGCCAATGTATTTTTTGTTGGTTACATTACAGCATATCATATAAATCAAATATTTCTTTGGTAGGTTGTCGAACATTATAATATATGTTTAGATTTTATTTTTCGGAAAGTTGGGATTTTTCCTAAATAATGTCACGGCGGATATGGTTCGCAATATTATGGTCAATATTGTGAGCGATTTTACACCATATACCTAAAGTTCATATTCGTCCGTTCGTATTATGTTTTCGTTCGACGACAAACTGCTGTTGGCTGACATAGGTTCTCCATTCTTTGCTTTTTGAAGCAAATCGAAAAACTTCACTTCTTGTTTCACAATAGATATCAGGTTATTGTGCGATATTTTCAGATATTTTCGACGTACATCGGGATATATACTAATTTCTAACTTTTCTAAAGCATTGTTGTATTCCTTATGTAATTGTGGGTTCATTTCGGATTGGTTTCGGGCGTTGTTGAGTGTATGCGTTAAAAGCATTTGAGATTGTAAAATGACCTCCATTTGTTCAGGAAACTTCTTAAACTTAATGAGTGCCGATACGGACGCAATGACGGACGATAAAGCTATTGGAACTAATGCGACCGCATCACTTTGCCATCCCATTTGTATTTTCATAGATTCAAACATTCCCGTAACGAGAGACAAAACGATGATACATTTATTCCAGTCATCGCTGTCTTTTTTAAGTTGTTCGTGTGCCAACGACAAGGCATCTCGTTTTGATTTAAGGTCTTGAACGATTATAGATAATTTGTCTTTTTCCATATTATATATAAATATTATTCTAAATTGGAATGGTTTTTATGCGATTCTGTATCCATACATATTTGTCTGTATATTTTCTGTAGACGGTGTTCCATAAAGCGTTAGATAACCTGCGTTTCCTGATTTATATTTCACAGCTATAAGGTCACCTGCTTCTAATGGAAAAATAATACTTCTATTTTCAGACGTTGGTATAGTTATACCATTGTATGTTATACTTTTTTCAACCCCATTTCTTACATATACAATTTGTATTGCTGTTGTTCCTCCCTGATTCAACATGGTTAGTGAGTATCCAATCAAATATAATCCGGTTTCTTGTATGGTATATGCATGTCCACGATGTTGCTCAACCATTGTTCCTGTATTAGGTTTTTGGAACGAAATTGCTGGAAATCTCGCATAATCACCTAATATCAAGTTTGTATAATTAAGGTTCAAAAAACAGAGAAAATACGCACTGCTTCCTGAATTAATAGTTGAACCTACAATAGATATATTTGCCCCTGCGGTCAGAATGTCTTGTTTCGTCTCCAGTCCATCGTCCAGTTCTTGTTGGGTTATTCCTCCACCACCCTCACCACCACTCGAAGAAATGACATTATTTACATCAATCGTGATATTATTCCCCGCCGTCAAGACGTCTTGTTTTGTGTTCAATTGGGCTAGGGTAACTTCACCATCAGCACCAGCCGGACCAGTCGGACCAATAGCACCATCAGCACCATCAGCACCAGTTTCCCCTTGTATACCTTGCGGACCGGTTTCGCCTTGTATACCTTGTGGACCAGTAGCACCATCAGCACCATCAACACCAGTCGGACCAGTCGGACCAGTAGCACCATCAGCACCATCAGCACCATCAGCACCATCAGCACCAGTTTCACCTTGTATACCTTGCGGACCAGTAGCACCAGTAGCACCGTCAATTCCATCAATACCATCAGCACCAGTAGCACCAGTATCTCCTTGTGGGCCAGTTTGATCCAAATACGTGATTAGTATATTGCTTCCACGTAATAGTTGAAAAGCAGAATCAAAATTGGAATCAAATCCGATCTCGTCCCCAAGGTTTAAGTTGCTTTCTAACTCTATCGTATCATTAGCATTGAGAGAAAAATATAAAGAATTAGAACAAGACCCATAACGTACATATGCCTGATCTCTTAAGTAACAACTTGGTTGTCCTCCAAACGTTTTATCATATATTCCATTTATGCGACACCCTACTCTTATATTTGCTCTACCTTTTGATACGTTAAAAAATCCACACATAAATTCAACTTTATAATTACCACTCTTTAAAATGGTAACTTTGGAATCATCCGTTAAATTAAACAAATCTGTGTTCGTTTTAACCCGATTATCAAAAGGATTGATAAAAGAAGTTGTATCCCCAATTGTTAACGCATCGGTTGTTACCGCATAAAATATATTTGTTGCTTCGTTGTCAATTGTTCCATTTGTGATTCCTGTAACTGATATTATCCCATCAGTAATGTCGATATTGGCTCCAGCTTCTAATGATGAACCAACTCCATCAGCACCAGCAGGACCGGTTTCGCCTTGTATACCTTGCGGACCAGTAGCACCATCAACACCATCAACACCATCAACGCCATCAGCACCCGCAGGACCAGTTTCGCCTTGAATGCCTTGTTCGCCTTGAGAGCCTTGGTCTACACTCGAAGAAATGACATTATTTACATCAATCGTGATATTATTTCCCGCCGTCAATACGTCTTGTTTTGCGTCTAATGAAGTCTGTAGATTTGCTGTTTTCGCAATAGACAACCCACCATTTTGAATAACATTTTGTTTTGCGTTTAATGAACTCTGTAAGTTAGCCGTTTTAGAAATAGATAAACCGCCATCCACAATTACATCTTGTTTTGCGTTTAATGAAGTTTGTAGATTTGCCGTCTTGGCGATAGTTAAACCACCTACCGGAATTACATCTTGTTTTGCGTTTAATGAAGTTTGTAAGTTAGCCGTTTTAGCAATAGATAAACCACCATCCACAATTACATCTTGTTTTGCGTTTAATGAAGTTTGTAATTCAGCAATATTCGAAATATTTAAATCACCTTCTGCGATAACATCTTGTTTTGCGTTTAATGAAGTTTGTAATTCAGCAATATTCGAAATATTTAAATCCCCATCCTCAATAACATCTTGTTTCGTATTCAGTTGTCTATCTACATAATCTTTACTGGTTAGTTCGTTCAATTGTGACGGGGTTTCATTACGAGTATAATAACGCTCAGACAAATTCGCTATGGTTTGATTTCCATTTCTATAGAACCCAGTTAAACCAATCGGCAAATAAGACCCCGTTGTGGCGTTGAACGAAGTTACATCATCAGGAATTCCTTGACAATCAATCATAACGATCTGTTGATACGAAAACGATGGGTTCAATATAAAAGTAGAGGCATTTGAAAAATTACAACGATATAGGTATAAAATCCCTGTGAAGTTACTGACATTGAGAGACATAATGTCGCTATCACTTATGATCATCCATTCTTTAAAAGGAATTGAACCACCTCCGCTAATCGTTAAACCACCATTTAAATTAATACCATGAAAGTAGTGTTTCAATAAATCCCCCGAAATAGTAGTCATCCCGTTTACTTGTAACCCAGTTAATCGTACACGTTCAGAGTTACTTATGGTTAAAGTTTTTGTTCCAGCTAATTCTGTGATAGTTCTATTTCCAACCAATGGACAAAGTATTCCAATATTTCGTTTATTGTCTATTACGACATCTTCAATCCCATACGAACCCGCTGATATTTTCAATACGACGGCTTCTTGTTGTGCCATAAGGTCGAGTGTTTGTTGTATCGAGCCACTTAATCCTGCTTCATTATCATTGACATAAAATGTGTTAGAATATTCGCCATCTGGAAACTCTGCACTTATGATATTGTTGATAATATTTATATGTGTTCCTGCTGTCAAGTTGTCTTGTTTGGATTCTTCTAAAGCGGATATAGAACTGGTATTTCCACTAACTTCGCCCTGTAATGCCAATATATCGTCGTCGTTAGACTCGATTTGACTTGTATGACTTGCGGTTAATAATTGTAAAGCGGATGTCTTCGGTTCTTCTGTATCCAACCTTCCTTGTAATGCTAATATATCGTCGTCGTTAGACTCTATTTGAATTGTGTGATTGGCTGTAAGTAATTGTAAAGCGGATGTCTTCGGTTCTTCAGCGTCCAACCTACCCTGTAAAGCCAATATATCATCATCGTTAGCCCCTATTTGACTTGTGTGACTTGCGGTTAATAATTGTAAAGCGGATGTCTTCGGTTCTTCTGTATCCAACCTTCCTTGTAATGCTAAAATGTCACCATCATTCGACTCTATTTGACTAGTATGACTTGCTGTAAGCAATTGTAAAGCAGATGTCTTCGGTTCTTCTGTGTCCAATCTTCCTTGTAATGCCAATATGTCACCATCATTCGACTCTATTTGACTTGTATGGCTTTGAGTTAGCTCTTGTAAAGCAGATGTCTTCGGTTCTTCAGTGTTCAACCTACCCTGTAATGCCAATATGTCACCATCATTCGACTCTATTTGACTTGTATGGCTTTGAGTTAGCTCTTGTAAAGCAGATGTCTTCGGTTCCTCAGCGTCCAACCTACCCTGTAATGATAAGATGTCCTCGTCGTTAGACTCGATTTGAATTGTATGGCTTTGAGTGAGTAATTCCAAATTGTCTATTTGTGTGAATGCGTGGTTTACACTTCTTTCACCAACCGCCAAATTTTTATATATGATTACGTCTCCAACCGAGTCAATCAATAAAGCATCTCCTTCATTTCCTGCATCAAATAAGGCGACTGGGTTCGTGTCACCATTTCCATACTGACTTACTTTTAACGCTGGACCGAATCCTTGATTGGAAATATCTAATTGTGTAGATATAATGATTTCATTATTTATAGTGGTGTTATTGTACATAAGATTATTGATATTAAACGAACCATCTAAAGTTAAATCTCCCTTAATGTGTAAATCATTTTCTAGAGACAAATTATTCATACTTATATCGGATTCTGTATTTAGATTCTCTTGTTTTTGATTTTGTAATGCTAAAATGTCACCATCATTCGACTCTATTTGACTAGTATGACTTGCTGTAAGCAATTGTAAAGCAGATGTTTTTGGTTCTTCTGCGTCCAACCTCCCTTGTAATGCCAATATGTCACCATCATTCGACTCTATTTGACTTGTGTGATTGGCTGTAAGTAATTGTAAAGCGAATGTCTTCGGTTCTTCAGTGTCTAACCTCCCTTGTAATGCCAATATGTCGTTGTCGTTTGTGTCTATTTGTGTTTGATGACTTGCTAATGTTCCAATATGTTCGGTGGTCGTAATGAACAAGCTCTCAATATTGGCGGTATTTTCTTCAATATTTTCTGTATTATCTGTTTGTCTCGACGTTAAAAGTTGTCTGAAAGACGCCATATATATATATTCAATATAAAAAAAGACAACTTAACTAAGAAACGTTCCTCCATCACTTGAAGCAAACCATTCTACTATGCCCTCTGATGTTGCTAATTCTGGAAATGCGTTTAACATTCGAGTACAACCTTCAAACATACCAGTAAAACCACCGCCCGGATAATTCACCTGAACACTACTCACATTCCATACTCGTATATCTTGTAAAAAATCTGTACAACCGCTGAACATATACGCCATCTCAGTGACATTTGATGTATCCCAACTTAATATGTTTCCATTGAACGATGTAGCACCTTGAAACATACTTCTCATATTTGTAACTTTTGACAAATTCCAACTTCCTATATTTTGATTAAATTGAAAAGCATTATAAAACATACCGTTTGTGGTTGTTACATTACTCGTATTCCAATTGCTTATATCTTGATTAAATGAATTAGCTTGTGCAAACATAACCATCATATTTTCGTTCTTTGACATGTCCCAATTTCCTATGTTTTGATTAAAAGATTGACATAAAAAAAACATAGCAGAAGTGCTAGTGGCGTTGCTCATATTCCATTGGGATATATCTGAATTAAAATCAAAATAATCAACATAAAATGCATTAGAAAAATTTGTAAGACCAGAAACATCCCAATTACTTATTGAATTTACACTTTTTTTGTTGGAGTTTATCCCATCCGGTAATAATTGTGTATTATCTATAAAATAAGCTACAGCATTTTTTAATATTGGGTTTGTAGTAGGCGTATAAACGAGGATTGTTTCATTTAATAATCTTGGTAATTCTTGTACGATTCCACCAACATAACAATCTGCATCTACTCTAAAATAAATGTCTTCTCTGACTATTCGAACTTTATACTCACCTTCAATTAAATCAGGAACTACGCATGTTTTTGGTAGAAAGTTCCTATGATGTTGTGTTGTAAATGTAAATGAATGATTACACACGTGTCTTATTTCATTATTGGCGGTTAATATTTGATATGTAATTGTAGATGTCCCACCGTTTGGTTTAAATGCGGTTGTTTCAAAAGTAAAAATAAGAGTTCCTCCATTGACATTGAAAGTGTTCTCAAATGTATGTGTTAAACTTGTTATGGATGATGTAAATATTCCAAATTCTTCATATAAATGTGAAGCATACCCAAGAGTTGTTGCTATACCACCATCCGCACCATCAACTCCATCAACTCCATCAGCACCAGCAGGACCTTGTGGACCAACAGCACCAGTAGCACCAACCGCACCAGCAGGACCTTGTGGACCAACAGCACCATCAACTCCATCAGCACCCGCAGGACCAGTAGCACCGGTATCTCCTTTTTCTCCACCAGTTTCACCTTGAATACCTTGTATGCCTTGCGGACCAGTAGCACCATCAGCACCATCAGCACCTTGTAAACCACTTTGGTCTAAATACGTGATTAGTATATTGCTTCCACGTATTAGTTGAATAGAAGAATTGAAATTGGAATAAAAACCAATGTCGGTCTCGAAGTCTACACTGCTTTCTAATTCTATCGTATCATTAGCATTGAGAGAAAAATATAAAGAATTAGAACAAGACCCATAACGTGCGAAATCTGAATGTCTTAAGTAACAACTTGGTTGTCCTCCAAACGTTTCATCATATGTTCCATTTATGTGACACCCTACTCTTATATTTGATCTAGTTGTGGATACGTTGTAAAATCCACACATAAATTCAACTTTATAATTACCACTCTTTAAAATGGTAACTTTGGAATCATCAGTAAAATTAAACAAATCTGTGTTCGTTTTAACAAGATTATCAAAAGGATTGATAAAAGAATTTGTGTACCCAATTGTTATCGCATCGGTTGTTACCGCATAAAATATATTTGTTGCTTCGTTGCCAATTGTTCCATTTGTGATTCCTGTAACTGATATTATGCCATCAGTAATGTCGATATTGGCTCCAGCTTCTAATGATGAACCACCTCCATCAACACCATCAACACCATCAGCACCAGCCGGACCTTGCGGACCAGTAGCACCTTGCGGACCAGTAGCACCAGTAGCACCAACAGCACCATCAGCCCCATCAACTCCATCGGCCCCAGCAGGACCTTGCGGACCAGTAGCACCAGTCTCTCCTTGCGGACCTTGTGGACCAGTAGCACCATCAACGCCATCAGCACCAGTAGCACCAGTAGCACCATCAACACCATCAACACCAGCAGGACCAGTTTCGCCTTGTATACCTTGTGGACCAGTAGCACCATCAACACCATCAACACCAGCAGGACCAGTTTCGCCTTGTATACCTTGTGGACCAGTAGCACCATCAACACCATCAGCACCTTGTGGACCAGTACGCACCAGTAGCGACCAGTAGCACCATCAACACCGTCAATTCCATCAGCACCAGTTTCGCCTTGTATACCTTGCGGACCAGTTTCGCCTTGTATACCTTGTGGACCAGTAGCACCAGTAGCACCAGTAGCACCAGTAGCACCAGTAGCACCAACAGGCACCGTCAGCACCGTCAATTCCATCAGCACCAGTAGCACCAGTCGGACCTTGAGGACCAGTAGCACCAGTAGCACCAACAGCACCAGTAGCACCAACAGCACCGTCAATTCCATCAGCTCCATCAGCACCAGTCGGACCAGTAGCACCATCAGCTCCATCAGCTCCATCAGCTCCATCAGCTCCAGTCGGACCAGTCGGACCAGTTTCGCCTTGTATACCTTGTGGACCAGTAGCACCATCAACCCCATCAGCACCATCAGCACCATCAGCACCAGTTTCGCCTTGTATACCTTGCGGACCAGTTTCGCCTTGTATACCTTGCGGACCAGTAGCACCATCAGCCCCATCAGCCCCATCAGCACCATCAGCCCCATCAGCACCATCAGCACCAGTCGGACCAGTCGGACCAGTTTCGCCTTGTATACCTTGTGGACCAGTTTCTCCTATGTCCCCTTTTTCAGTTGTAGACGAAATTACATTAGTTGTCTCATCAATCGATATCTTTGTACCGGCTATTAACTTATCTTGTTTTTTTCCTATATCGCTTGTATGCGTGGACGTTAATATTTCTAAATCATTTATATCACTGGAGTTCGAGCCGATTTGACCTGTATGTGTGGACGTCAATATTTGTAAATCATTTATATCACTGGAGTTCGAGCCGATTTGACCTGTATGCGTGGACGTCAATGTTTCTAAATTACCGATATCACTAGAGTTCGAGCCGATTTGACCTGTATGCGTGGACGTCAATGTATCTATATTACTGATATCACTGATAATACGATCAATTGTTTCAGCGTTAATATCTATATTTGTTGTGTTGACTATTTGTCTCGATTTTAAAAGTTGCGTAAACGAAGCCATATATATATAATTCGACATATAATTTTACAGAAACAATGCCGAAATCTAAACATTACCACCATGAAAAATATAGATTATCTCAATAAAATAAATGTAGGTATTCCCTCCAATGAAAATTTATAAATTTTCTTAAAATATGATAATCTACATATTTCTTTTCGGTAATATTTAGATTTATTGAATTAAAAAACTAACAATTTTTTAAACCCCAGCATCTTTGTCGGCGTCTTGCTCAAATAGTTGACAAGCAAACATTCAATCTATACTTTTTTAGTTCTCTCTTTTTCTCACACGAACACGTTTCAGTGGCTTTGCTTCCACCCCTTCCTATTTTCTTGTTTGGATCTAATCTGTCTAAAATATCGATTTTATGTTCGGTCAATGGGTTGTTGGTTTTCGCTGGTATCGTGATTAGATGGTTTTTAGTCCAGTTGGGGTACAAGATTGAGTTTAAAAATTTCTTGGGGGCTGATAAAGTAGAGACAACGTCACCACTGCTTCTAATGATGTATTCATTGTCTTTCAATGACGCATTTTTGTAAGCGGGATTTAAACTTATACAATCCTTATCTTTTTTGCTACATAATGTATTCACTAACAATCCGCCTTGACTGTGTCCAATAATTTCAAATTGCCATCCTTTGTATTTCTTCCTTGCCGATTCAACCATCTTCTTAGCGGTCTTATATCGGTTGGTTAATTTATAAGCATTTGAATCCAACGCAAAGACTGCGTTATTTGTCCAGTCTGACGCTTCTTTTGTACCACGAAACGAAACAATAACCTTCTTCATTTTAGAGTTAGTGTATACCTTACCATAAAGGTTTGATAACTTTGTGTCTAAAGTATAATCGTTTATTTTGTTAGGTGCTGGTTCTAAATAACTAGCTTCAAGAAAATTCTTCAGTTCATTTGTCTTTAGGCTTCCTCCTTTAAACTCAGGAAGGTTTTTGTCTCCTTTTATTTTTTGTTTAAGTTTTACTTGTTTATTTAAAACAGATTTAGGTATTTCATCTAGTGTCAATGGGGTCTCTTTACTAATCTTCTTGGTAGGTCTTAAAACTGGATATTGATTTGGTTTCGCTACGTTCTTCCATTCTTCGAGAAACCAGCGTTCAAGGTCTCTTTCTTCGCCATCTTCTTTATATTTACCACCACGTTTCTTGTATTCTTTCACTATTGCTCCCGAAGCGTAAGCAGATGGCTTTTTGTATCTATTCATAACATCCTCTTTTACCTTATCGTATAATACTTGATTTGTTGGCGTTGGCATATATATATTAGGAGTTATTTATTTGTAGCTATTAATTTAAAAATGCGACGCTGTGCGACGTTGCGACGCTATGCGACGCTAAAAACCAAAGTATTCCTTAGAAGCGACCCCTGAGAGAACTATTGAAAATAGCGTCGCATAGCGTCGCAACGTCGCATAGCGTCGCATATATAGAACACTCTATACAATTAATTTAAAATCTAATAAATTAAAATCTAACAATAATATATATGAACTCCTTTTTGAAATCTATATTCGAACAACGAGACAAACCAATTTCTGAGTCTAGCCAAAAACTATACGCTAGAAACTTGACTAAAATGAATGATGGAAAGGAGGTTACCCATTTGAACTTTTTAAAGAATATGAAGCACGTATTAAGCATTATTGACGACTACAAACCAACAACTCAACGTAGTTTTATCATTTCAGCTTGTGTTGTTCTAAAGAATACAAATGAACCCCTTTACCAACAATATTATGAATTGCTTAGTAAAATGAACAATGACCTAAAAGTTAGAACAGAAAAAACAGAGACACAAAAAGAAAACTGGATGTCACAAACAGAAATTGAAGATAAATTGAAATCATTAAAAGTCAGTAAAAAAATAACCAACAAGAAAGAATACACGCAAATGCTTCATCATCTCATTTTGTCTCTATACGTTCTACAACCACCTCGGCGGAATATTGACTATTGTTTGATGAAAATATCGAATGATATGACGGATACAGAGTTTAACTATTTGGATGTAAAGAATAAACAATTCATTTTTAACAACTATAAGACTGATCACAAATATAACTCGGTTGTAATTGACATAGAAGACGACATGATGAGTGTAATCAATAATTACCTAAAACATCATCCGCAGAAAAACAAACTGAAAAATAAGAAGTATAACGTCCATTTTTTAGTTCATATAGATGGCGATCCAATTGAAAAGTCGGGCGAAGTTACGAAAATATTAAACAGAATATTCGGTAAAAATATTAGCTCTTCGATGTTACGCAATATTTACTTAACTTCTAAATACGGTTCTATGATGAAAAATTTGAAAGAAGACACAGCAGATATGTCAACCAGTGTAGACACAGCTTTGAATAATTATATTAAGAAATGATACTAAAAAATAATACATTTCCATTAGGCAATATATTATTCGATTAGACTGCCATATGGTATGAACCGCCTTTCATTTTTCGATAAGCAGGACCGGCTTTTTTTAGAGCGTCTCCGTATTTTAATCCGTTTTGTTTAGCAAATTCTAAAACAAACTGAATCCATGCACTGGGTTGTTTTTTTGCTTTTCCAGCTGCGGAAAGTGCTAATCCAACGGCTGGAGCTAATTCTGGAGCAACCAACGATGTACCAGTCATAATAGCACCTTTTACAGCGGGATTCTTGACCGCTTTGCGTGTGGTTTTTACGGCCGACGAAACACCTTTACCAATATCTTTAAAGACGTTACCACCTTCAGACTTCTGACTTATGATACCTTCTTTCTCAAGAAGAGCTAAATGTTTTTTAGATGGCATTGTTTTTCGTTCTCGATTGACATACTTCTTAAGTGATTCTTTTGCTTTGTCCAGTTCCGATTTTTTACCTGAACCAGCCATTGCGATTAAAGGGGCTACCTTCATACCAACGTCGGCGACTTTACCTGCTACATCTAATCCGTCATTGATTCCTTGTTTAAACCCAGTTCCAAAATCAGACCAAAAACCAGCACCATGTAATGCTTCAAGTTTCTTCAATCGTTTTTTGTTGGCTGAGGTTAGCGGTAGATGTTCAACCACTTTTCTCACTACTTCTTTGTCTAATTTACCACCTGAAATTCCTACAAGTGGACTAGACACAACATTCGTATACTCCATATAATATCTATTGAGATAAAAAAAATGTGTTGGAGACTAAATGCTTACATATATTTGGAGAGCCGAGAACCGCCAGACGTTGAATACGACGACGTTTTTGCTCCACCAATAGCCGACTCTACCGCTGAGGCAACTCCTTTACCGATTGCTCCTTTGTTGCGTTTTAGCACATCGCCGAGAGCGGTCACGCCTTTCTTCATAAGATTACCGCCCGACATAGCTTCCACATCTTCATAATCAATTTTGGAAGTTCCTTTTTCTTTCGCTTCTAATACTTCTGATTTGGTGAGTAATCCACTCATCGTCGCACTCGATCCCCTTTCAGTAATCATTACACCACCATAGTTCGCAAGAACACAAAGTTCAATATTGGCTAAGGCCGAGTTAGCAATACCTTCCATTGGTTCTGTAGTCACAATCGCTTGGAAACCAAATTGTCCAAGACTAGAACTCGAAAGCATATCGCTCAATCCTAAATCACGAACTGGATCGATGACGATAATACTTCCTAAAGAAGTGTATTTCGCTCCGTTCCCAGATCGAACCACGCCACGGAACTCATTCCAAGTTTGTTGAGAACCATTACGGCGAGACATTTGGTAAAGCGAATAAGCATCCATTTCAGATAGAAGTCCCGCTTTGTTGTTGAAAGTGATATTAACTTGAGAGATTGGGTAGCTGAGGTTATTTGACCAATATGCTTTTTGTGACCGATATTGAGGGCGTACCACAAGGTAAATCTTGTCAGGCACTTGACGCATAGAAATGACGTTCGTCATAGCCCCATTTACACCTACACCATCCGACGGAAGAGAAAGGGTTGTTTTGTAGGCTACAAATTCGTCATATGGAAGGATATTTTTAGCATTGAGTTTTGCATATTGGGATGGATGAAGACTAATATACCGAGCCATAAGTCGGGCGTCATCTTTCAAGAAAAGAGTGGACGCCTGAGTTCCAAATTTAACTCCACTCGAGAAAGACAATACGAGTTCTTTGTTTACATTAAATACATTCTTAAAGTCATTGTATTGAAGCACAAGTTCGAGGTTGTTAATGCCTAAATAAGACGACTCTTCTTCTTTAAATTCAAGAGTTGGCATTCCTAATATGGGTTCATTCACATCAAGAGAGATTTCTACATAATAGGTTGTAGCGACAGCCAAGTTAGTTCCTGAGGCAACCGCAACACCAGCACTTGTGTAGACAACGTAACTGATGCTAGAGTCGGCACGACCAGCGGTGTCGCTGTCTTTTTCGGCAGATTCAACACCAGCACCCCACGCCGAGGGTTTGTTCTCCGACATAGCATCGACCGCTTTGGCGTAATATTTGTCTACCATAGATGGAGTAGTTTGGATGTGTTTGCTTAAAAATCGTTGATGGTATTGTTTCGTTATAACGTTGAGAATATCCGCCGATTGAACCGAGACTTTAGCATTGTTAAGGGTAAGAGATGCCGATTGAAGTGCTTGATTTAAGGGAAAAGCAGATGGTACAATTTGTAAAGTATCGACATTAATCTCAGTTGTGCCTACAGTTAATTCCATAACACATTGGATCGTACCTTGGACACGAAGGTTGCGGTCTACAAGAGTGTTTTCGCTTGGGACATTGACATTGAAAAGGGTAGTGGACGAGCTGTTCGAGTTAGTAGGGTAGCCTTGGACCACACACGAAGCAGGACCATCTTTCACCGCAACTTGAACATCGCTGGTGATACGGCTGATACGTGGATCTTGGACTAGAAAGGTAGAAAGTTCGCTAGACATTATATATTGTAGAAAGATAAAAAAAATAGCAATTAGCGATTAAACTTCTTCTACATTAACTTTCTAAATACCAATTTTATACTAAATGTTCCACCCGACGATATAGTGATTGGGATTAGTGAGCCGTCTAATTTACTTCGGTAATACATTTCAATATTGATATTGGATAATTCGCTTTGGTTTCGCATATTAATCCATCGTGGGTAAGATGGTTCGTAAATGACCCCGGGGATAGGTGTCCCTGCCTTAAAATCTGAGAGTTCAAGTTCGACGATGTTGCTAGAACCGCTTATGGTTTCAGACCCGTTTTGAAAACTATGGTTTGCGGATGTGTTGCTACTTTGAACGGGTATCGTATTTGAGGTCACCACAATAGACTCTACTGGTGACCAAGTATCGAGAGTAGAGTAATCTTGAAGAACCGATATATAGTTGACCTTTACCGATGCTATAGTTCCGTCGGATTGTGGAGGAAAGACTTGGTTCTCGGCGACATTGCCGAAGTCACTCATTTTTATTTTATAAGCATTTGCGGTCACCTTTGTGGTCATAGTCTCAAATGTAGTTAGTTCGTGTGTAAATGGTAGCGAATTGAAGAGTCTATAAAGCGGTTTATTTAAGTAAATATTGACTACATCGCCGGGGGTGTCATCGTTAAATGTCAATTCGGGAGCATTTAAAAACACTAAACCAGTATCTTTATCAAAAATGAAATAAGGCATATCTGTCCCTATATCCTTTGATTGACCAAACTCCAGTAGAGTTTTTTGAAGACCAATAAATGCTTGTTTCACCGCTTCGTTGACTAACACGAAAAAAAACTCATAGTTGTACAGATTGTAATACCCTGAACGATAATCAGCATATCCACCCTTGAACCTTGGAGGCGTTGTTCCGTTGGTTTTGTCTTGGGGTTCAAAGTAAACGTGAGCAGTAGAAGCGTAACCACCATATTCGAGGGTGATACTGTATATTGTTCGGTTACGAATGCTTTCATTCGTATCATCCTCGGAGTATTTTATCGTTGGAATAAACACTGGCAATGTCTTCAAATCCACTTTAAAGTTGGCAATGCTCATATCGTAGTTTTCACAATTGGTAATTAGCGGAGAAGTTCTGTCTTCATTGAACACAAGGTGCGGTTCGTGGTTAAAGTCGCTGTTACTATCTATATTATTTATAAGACAATTCAGATACACGTATTCCCATCGTGACATTATATATATTATCCTATATAAAAAAATTAGACCAACATTGTTATAACTTCATCGAGCGGTCGTTTTACCTTTCGTTGTTGCTTCTTGATATAAGAGACAAATTGCTTGTTGTCCATAGTTTCTTTTAGAAAAGTAGCAACACGAAGGATACACCAACGTCCACACGTGTTGATGCCTTCCATTTCTTGTTGTAGTGCGGTTTTGTTATACATAAACTTGTCTGTTGGTTTTATACTTTTGATAATTTTTCCTAAATCCTCGGACCAGTTGTTTCCCAATTGTTTGTTCATATAATTTGGGATGAAGTCAAGTATTGATTTAGGGCTGTCGGAATAACTATCAAAATATTCGAATTTGTTATCGTTCCTAATTAAAGCAGTCCAATGACCTTGATTGTATTTGGATTCGGTCAATATAAAGCAAAAATCTATTCGATTTGGGAGTAAATCGTAAATATGTTGATATTTTTCAAGATTAGCGTATTTGACGATTTTACAATGTGGGAATGCTGACTCTAAATCAAAGTTGGTGACAAAGTAATTAATAGCGTCAGCATATTGCGATTTATTCAATGTGTTTTCTGTAAATTGTTTCATTATATATTATGAAAATAAAATATACGCCTAAATATATATGACTTCTGTGTATAGTTTGGATGGAAATAGCGTGTTTGAAGTCGCTAAACGGTTTGAGCGTTTAGGTATGAAAGAATTGAAAAAAACACCTGACGAGACAATAGCGAGAATCAAATCCGGTCAAGACACTGGTTCGTCTAAATGGTTGAGCGATTTCAACAATCTTTATGGTTTAGCAAATCAACTACAAGTAAAGACAACACTACAACAAGGGGATCAGTCGTTCTTGAAACAACAACTTGAGGCTGAATATACACAATACAAACTGGATAATGTTGATACTAAAGAAGCAGTTAAAAACCAACTATCTGTAAGTCTTGAGAAGGGGCTAACAGACTTGAAAAGTATAATGGAGGCAGAAGTGGAAGAGATGAATAAAGTACCCGACCTAATGGAACGACGTTTTCTAATTGAAATTGCTCTTGATGTATGGAGCAATAAGTTTGCTGGTGCAGTAAGAGGCAGTAAATATAAAGCAACACTGAAAGAAAACCTTGATTTTATCAAAAACCAACAAATGGCTCTAAAATTAGGGTCACCTGATGTTGCTCAACAAAATATCATATATAAGACACTAAGCCAATCCGACTCAACCATTGCGAATCTTCTTCAACAAATGACACCACTTACTGAATCATTATACAATACATTTAAAAGTAAACTATCACAATGGACGATTGAAATCGATAGTGAATTACAAGAAGCACTTAAAGGCGACGCTCAAACCATAAAAGAGAACTTCAGTGTATCGTCTGCTTCACCTGAAATATCTAAGTATGATGTCATATTCAAGCGACTCCAAAAGAAATATAGCGAATTAAACAACCTCATTCAGAATATGGGTTCAACCATCGATGACCGGTCGTCTATTAATTTAAACCCAAATGAACCATAGCCCTTTATTATTTTATGGTATATTATATAATGAAAGAATACAATAATGTGGTAGCCAGTATCGGCAAACTAATGTCTCTCGAATCCAAAGTGAATGTAGTAGGTTCAGCGTCTATCAAAAAATCAATCTATTATTCGGATTATGACTTATTTGAAAACGTTAGTGGTAAAAGCGATACAATGATTTATAACCATTTTAAGAGCGTATTTGAAGTGGTAAAGCGGTCAGACAATGTAGTCATTACAGACTTTAAATGTGGTGAAAAAAATGGTGTTTCGTTACGCTGGACGTATGAAGAAATCAAGAACAATAATAATCAAGGTGTGAGTTTTGCGGAAGCGTTACGACATAAGTCGATGATAAAAATGGACATTGTGGCTTTAGTGTCGGGTCGATTTGTGGAGATTACAGAAGTATACAACATTTATTTAGATGGAGAACCAAATATGTCTATTATGACTCTAGAAGAAATCGTTGAAAATATTAAAAATGAATACGCTATGGAAGTTCGAGACGGAAATTATATGAAAGCATTAAAACGAATGTTTAGTTTGTTAAAACTTAAAAACGAAGAACCACAGAAACAAGAACTTTTGCTCGAATATTTTAACTCACCCAATGGTCTCATATACCGATGTAAGAGTGATTTAGAGACGATGTTGTTGGTGTTGGATAGTTCAAAGTTTAATTTAACAGAAATACGTGAAAGTCTACAACTTCTTAAAGAAACTATATCCGCTTTTCCAGTAGTGAACGATTTAGAAGAAATAAGTAAAAAGAAAAAGAAGAACGAAATGAAACCATTATTAAGGAGACAAATTAGAACGCTGAAAAAAAACATCAACGAACAAGCCAAACGATTCATTTCACAAAAAGGACTTTAAACTTGTTTGATGTATTGTAGTTGTTTTATCTCGTAAAATAGTTTCGGATTAGTTCTTTTTAAGTAATTCATTATTTTGGTTATTTCAATCATAGATATTGGATTATTTTAGTTAGGTTTATATTACTTTTCATAGAATCATATAAAAATTAAATCTAATCTTTATATAATGTTGAATTTCGAATCCGTTGGTAATCCTATTGCTAAAATTATCGATAAAAGGAATACAAAGAAGGAACAAATTGTTTATTTATCCGATCCGGAGCTGGATGGCGAAGTTCGTAACGGATATACCACAATTGATTTAGAACCACACCAATCATTTCAGCAAGTTGCTAGTAACAAAGAACGAGACATATTGTATATAACTGGTGCTAGTGGAAGCGGAAAATCGTATTATAGTGCCGAATACATAAAACAATACATAAAAAAGCATCCGAGAAATGAGGTTATGTTATTTTCGTCGGTTGGTGATGATGCGGTATTGGACAAAATAAAGAAAGTGAAGCGGTTTAAAATACACGATGATGACTTTGTTGGAGAACAATTTTCAATCGACGATTTTAAAGATAGTTTACTCATATTCGACGACGTTGATTGTATATCAAGCAAACCGATTTTAAAGAAAGTGTATGAAATATTAGACAAAGCACTCACAACAGGAAGGCACACTGGAACGAGTGTGGTTTACACGACGCATACGGCTTGTAACGGCAAAGCTACCAAACTTATTTTGACCGAATCGCATAGTGTAACCTTTTTTATGAATGCGATGGGGGGGAAATCTTCAAAATACTTGTTGGACTCTTATTTAGGACTTGACAAGAAACAAATTGAAAAGTTGAAAAATGTCAAAAGTAGATGGACTACTATTATGAAATCATACCCGCAACTGGTTCTCACACAACGAAAATTGACTTTTAGCAAGGATTTATAAACACGTAACACTTTTTTTTATCTTAACTTAGTATATATGAGAACTTTAAAAACGCTTCGTGATGGGTGTATTGATGGAGGTAAATTGGTTGAATATGAAATGGTTGAAGACACCAACGAACATACAGGAACTACCACTTTAGAAGTAGCAAAATACGATAGTATGCTTGAATCAGGTTTTTATTTAATTACAGGAGAGATTGCTTTTGAATTTAAAACAGATCAAGCGTATTTTCCTTTGTCGAATGTTCACGAGAAGTTTGCCTTGAATTATACTGACCAAGATAGTACCACCCAAGAAATTGTTTTAGACGTAACGAATTCCTTCGTGTCGACTACTCCTACGACATCTAACTACACAGCGGGTAAATATTACATCAATAAACCAATTTATATTAATGATAATGTAGGCGAGTTTAATTTGGTTATGGGAGCATCCGAATTTGATGGTGTTTCTGAACCCACAGACTTTACCGGAAGTGACACTTCAGATTTTTCTTCCACTTTTAAATCTATGGAATGGAGCGATGACTTTACGTGGAATGATACGTTACTAACCAACACAAACACGACTAGCGGAAATGTTATTGAAAGTTCTTTAACTACTTTTACTTTAGATACATTTGACATAGCTTCCGGCAAAGATGGATCCATATTTAATGCCCAAGTTCAATTTCAATGCTTCACAGAAAGTGGATTTTCAGATGCTGGTGTTTCCGCTGGACCAGTGATTGAATATTCCGCATTGGGAGCGTGTCATCTTATATTGTTAAAAGACGGAGTTGAAATAAATCGTAGTTCCATTGCGTCATCCGAGAGTGGAGATATTGTCGGCGTGTATAAAGCTCCTCTCAGTATTAATTCACGACTTGATGCTGGGTCTTACGAACTTCAAGCGTCGGGATGTGGTCTATACAGCGGTGGTGCTAGGAGTCATATTGGGAATAAAAAGGGTATAGTCAATGTATTGGTTAGCAGAGCGGGAAGTGGCTCTAATAATACATACAATACCGAAGATTCAGCACTCTCTTATGTGACTTTGGCAGAGCCCGTCTTTGAAGAAGTAACGATTGGCGGGACAACCGCTGAAACGGGGACGTATTTATACCAATCTATATCGAGTGGTGTAGGTAATTTACCAAACTTCAAATTTCTTGGGGACGACTCTTCCATTCATCTTCGCCGTATTTTTTAATTGAATTATAAATTAGAATTAAAATGTAACTCTAATTTATATGTATGAACTTACTCTAGACGAGCAGTTTATGATTTTTTGTATTTTGGACGACATTAATCGGTTGTTTTTTTATGATTAATCGGTTGTACGACGCTTATTGATATGAAGCAATCCGTCGAGTTCATCTATTCTGTGTTTATATTCAAAATTATTCTCTACAAATTCATCATCTTCGTAGTCTCTCGATAAACATTGTTTGTCTTCGTTCACCGCATCTGTGAATGCTATTTCGCACATAGACCTTGTAGGTACTTTCATTGGCAGGAATATATCCATTTCTCCGTGATTGATATCGTGGCGAACTATGGATAGAATGTACATATATATTATACACAGACAAAAGTTTTTGAAAATAAACTCTTGTATAATATATATGAATATATATGAAGTTAGCGACCCAGATATGGTGTTAAAACGAGCAAAGAACTTGTATGGAGACGAGGTTCAAATCTACTTTTCGACTCGAAAGAATAAAAAGTATATGTTGATAGATCCATATACTGACAAGAGAATCCATTTCGGTTCATCTCTCTATCAAGATTTTACTAAACATAGAGACGAGGAAAGGAGACAAAAGTTTTTGAAACGAAACAAAAAATGGAAAGATGCCGAACCGTATAGTCCAGCTTATGCATCCTATAATCTACTTTGGTGAGGTTCAATTAAATGTAAATCAATATTTACACAAACTGTCTTCGATTTTCCCCTAAACACACAGACATTATCGACTCGAACAAAATCGCCATATTTTTGTTTTAACTTCAAAAACTTTTCTAGTTGACGTTCGTTGTGAGTTTTCATTATATATTACTGATATATTTTCTTTATATGTTATTTGTCAGATATTACTTCAGAACTGGTACATCGAAATGTTTCACGTTGCCACTTTTCGTGGTTTTGACAAATAGAGTTACTCCTTAACTGGTTTAGATTTACATGTTTTATGATGACGAGACATATACTGTTTTGATAATAGTTTAGCACAATATTTACATTCTACTTTTTCTTTGATTTTTTCTTTATGTTCTTCACGATATAGTTTGTGATATTCTTTGATTTTTTCTTTATGTTCTTCACGATATAGTTTTTCATATTGTTTTAGGTCTGCTTTGTGGTCTTGGTAATATTGTTTCTTTTTTTCTACTATTTCTGCTTTATGTTCTTGGTAATATTGTTTGTGATATTCTTTGAGGTCTTCTTGTGTTCTATAAGGGATAACCATATTCATTTTTAATTCTATTTCTTCATACAATTCTCGTTCCCTTTTACATGCTTCATATTTGTCTTTACAAGGAAACTCTTCTACCAAAAGCATAGACCAATTAGACCACCCGCCGTTTTCACGGATAATTTGGTATATTTTAAGATTGTGTTTTTTATCTTTATCGTTATGACAACGTGATTTGTGAGCCCATTTTCGCTTTGTCATATTTATAGTATGTCCCACATAGCAGTCCTTTACATTCAAGTCATTACACACAATCTTATACATAATCGTTTTGCTATAATCCATTATAGTTTTAGGCATTCTTATATTATCTTATGTTATTCTTTTAAGCCCTTTTTTTATAGATATTTTTGTCTAATGGAGAGACGAATCGTCATATGATATTGATACATTTACTAATAGTGATTTATAAATCTTACACATATGGAATAGTGTGTATAGTGTGTAGGGTGTATAGTCGTAAGAAGTATATGTGGTTCTCTTTAAGTTGTCTTACTAATAAATTTGCGGACTTTGTTGTAAAGAAGTGTGTGTAGGTTTTTATCATCATTATCATTATTATTATCATCATCATTTTTTTTTATCATTAGGGAAGAGAATATAGAATATATTCTAAAGAAAGAAAGGAAAGAAAAGGGGTGTAACAAATGTAACAAATAAGTAAGATAAGGTGGGAAAGGTGGGAAATCTTGCCCCGAATATGATAAAAGGTCTACATGAGGAGGTGTATAGGAGACTTTTACGAATCAGGGGCAAGATTTCCCACTTTCCCCACCAATCAACATTGACCACCCAAATCTTCATCGTCAGACTCATCTCCTTTCATTTTAAGACCATGTATCCTCTCACAATCTATTGTTTTCCCAGCAATCTTGACCTTGTTGTTGCGGAAATGTTTCTTCAAGACGATATGGTTGCTAATCAAATCGCTGAACGCTTTCTTGTTGAGGTTTCTCTTCTCTAATTTAGTAAGATTAGAATATAGGTCACTTGCCTTGTATAAGTCAAACACATCTTTCAACTTCACATACTCGCTATTGTCTGTTGCTTCATAATTTTCCATCATCCATCCATACATCTCATCACTACCCAAAACGTATTGCTTGGATAGGTTTCTAATACGCTCAGGTACATACAATGTCTTTTCAGCATTTTCCAAAATATATTGAAAGAATGCACACGAATGTCCTTCTTGCCATGCTTCTGTCTTATAATCTAAATTACCTTTATAGATGCCATTGCTTTCATCTACATCATCAGGATTTGACACGAAAGTGCTTTCAAAAGGAATGTCTACAATACGCTCCAAGACACTTGTATCCATCCGTCCACTCAATAATAGTTTTTTGTTAATTCCATTATCAAAACCATATTTAATTGTGTTTTAGTATTCCCGTTGTATAATCCACGAGCAGAAATTTCCGCACAACCGGTCAATTCTTTCACAAAACCAGTTTGAATTTTACAACCATCTTCAGGTTCGCTACTGACTACCATTCTCTTTTTATGGAGATTGGCGAGTTCAGGATTGGCACCAGTTTTCTTGACTTCTTTGGTTAAAACCTCAATAGATAGTTTGTAAGCATAATCTCCTAACATTTTGAAAGCAAGTTCGTTCAATAGCCCTTTACCATTTCTACCTTGACCATTCGCAATAAATAATTTTTCAGGGTGTTCTCCTGACAAAGATAATCTTAACACACTCAAATAACACTTACCTACTTCGGGGTCAGGAAAGATACTATTAAATACTTTCGCAACCGTTGCTAATTGATCATCAGTAGGTTTAACATAATCACGACCAGTATTTTGTGTGATATAATCTTCTTTTTTGATGTCATAGGGCAGTCCTGTCTTCAAGTCAAACGCTTTATTCTTGAACGCAAATATATATGGTTTGTTATCAAATATATCTTCTGTATCACAATGTTCGCTATACATTTTATCCATTACAAAACTACAAACATTACTGAGTTTATTTTTCTTACATACTTCTTTCAGGTGATTAAGTGTAATCGCATATTGTTTCATATCATCTTTTAAATTACCCAATTGTTTCTCAAAATGTTCTCTGATAGTATCACCAATCATTGTTCGCAAAATATGCGGTTCTTTCTTATCTATAATTCTCCACTGATTACGATAGTAGAGGTACATAGTGCTATTCGATACGATACAACAATCCCCAGCTAATTCCCAAAATAATTCAGAAAAATCTCTATCGGTTGGTTCTGTTGAAAATGGTTTAGCGGTCATCTTATAATATAGGTCATTGTTCGATAATTTCGCATAATGCCGTAATGTGCCTTCACTTGCTGTGATATTTTCAATAGAGTAACTATTCCACAACGCAATAAAACCATCATCCGTAAATCGTTCGCTTTTCATAGACGTTTGTCTTGCTTGTTCTTCCGTGAAACCGCATTTTTTCATAGCACATATAATTTTTATCCAAGCATCTCGGTCATCCAAATAGGAAATAGCAATGATGTTAACAATCGATTGAAGAAGACTTACATCTGCGGTGGTAGTGTTGTGGGAGTGTTGGTGGGTGTTTTTTTTCTTGTAACTTGTCCATCTGAAAACATTTCTTAAAACTTTCTTGGTCAAAATAAGAGGGTTCATCATATTTATATTTGAACCATTCTTTACCGACTCGTTCAAATACTTTTTCTCCTAAATAGTCAATCACTGTTAAATCGGAACAATTAACGATATTTTTTTTCATTCTTTCATTTTTGTTTTGTGGAAACTCCATCCAAATATGGAACCCTTTTGTATTGCCTTTTGTATAAAAACTCTTTTCCATTTTGGTGGCTTCATAGAATTGTTCTAATGTATAATTTGGGTCGTCAATATCGACTACTGCATAATTTGTATCTTTTAAATAATAGCAACAACTGATGTATTGGTCTTTGGATATTTCATATTCACATTGTTCATATGTCCAATTTTTACCAATGCCTTTAATCTTATCTTTTCCTTTGCCTTTAATCTTAGGTAGCAAAATGTATTCGTGTGGGATGTTTTTCAAGAATTGAGGCGGTTGATTGTCTTCGTTGTTCATTATATATATGTGTAAGATTTCTTTATATCAATTTTTATATATATTTAATATATCAAAAGTATTTGAAAAGTATTTCAAAAAGTTATTATTACAACAAAAAAAGATTCTCATAAAAACAGTGTAGGGTTAATTCTCATTAATTCTTTGATTGCTTGGTTGTAATAATAACTTTTTAGAGTATATCCTCTTTTTGCTACTAAATATTTGTCTCGGTTTGCTTCACGCCATTTCTTGACATATTCGTAATTGTTTCTGTGGGTCATATGTATATATATATGTAATATTTAAAATCAATTTTTATATGTTTTCATTTGCTTCAACATAAACTCTACGGCGTTCTCGTATGCGTTATGGT